GCGGAGGTTCACTTTGATCTGGTTAATGATGAAGCGGTAACCGTTCCATACTAGCCTGTCGTTCATCTTCAACTTGCATATCACTTCAAGAGGTAGGATAGCTCTGAAGCTATACACCCTCCTGCTTACCGAGTATAGGTTAGTAATGTAGTCCTCCCAATAGCCTTTGTATAGTGTCTCGTTGAAGGCTTGGTTATGGTATGGCTCTATGTTCAAGCCGAAGGTCAGCATCCTCGTCACGCTTGTAATAGTGTCGCTGTTGACGTTGGCAATGAAGTTAATCTGGTCTACCCTTCCGTGTGTACCGCTTCCTGTATCGCCAGACTCATCAAGGAAGCCTATAGGGTCGCTACTGATGTCCTTAGTATTTGGTGAGTAGAATATCATCGGTGCGCCTATGTATGGCTTCAGCTCCTTATCTATGGACGAGCCTATGAGGAAGTCTACATTGGTAGAGGTATCAACATCTACTAGCTTCTCGAACTTGAGCAGCTCGAAGTTGGTCTGGTTAGTAAGCTCTCCACCATCGAACGTAAAGTCCGCACGGAGGTCACCATATCCCACGCCTCCATTGGTCAGCCTAAAGTTGTTCATCTGTTGGCTGTCTGCCAGTTGATGCTCTAGCTTTATCCTTCTATATAACTCTGGCTTTGATACCTTGCGTGTAGTGATGTCCGTATGGTTGGTGATGTCGTACTGATTACCCTCCGCATACCAATCGTCTAGAGGCTCGAGCGTGAAGGCTGTGGTGCTTGTGGGCTCAAGTGCTAGATTAAACATCTTGATAAGCCCTACCATAAAGTCGCTCACCTTCTGCTCTGGCATTTGGTCTGCAATGACCACCTCCTGCGTGACCGTCTGACCTGCTGATGTAGAGGCAGTCCAATACACATTCGTAAGGTCTGTAAACTCCCTACCCGATGCACTCACCGAAGTAATAGAGGTATTGGTTGTAGCTGGTAGGAAACGCATCTGTATACGGTCTCCTGTGCTGAGGCTGTTGAAGTATATCTCCTCGTCTGTGACATTACCGCTATGACTGACTGCCGTAAAGAACACATCGTTGATGTAGAAGTGAAACTGGTAGTCATCGGTACACGTTGCGCTGTATCGCCAGATGAACCTGTCGTAGGTAGATGGGATGGTTAGCTCATCGGTACTGATGTCAAAGCCAGACCCTGTAGCAGACGTAAAGTCTACCGCCTGTGCTTGTTCAAAGCCTGTAGCTTGACCCTCGAACATATACCCCTCCCTACGGTGACACCACATATAGAGGTCGGTGAACTCATCACTAGCGAAGAACTCGCTGTTGAAGGTGATGCTGTACTTGCTCTCTATGGCATCTATGATACGAGCTAGACGGATGGCAGGTTTGAGTTCGTAGTAGTGACAGCCGTGTGTATCGTTAGTCGTATGGTAGGCTAGGTTGTAGTCATCGTGAGACGAACTACTGCTATCGTAGAACCAATCCTCTTTAGGAGAGATGAGAGGGTAGATGATATTGCGACTGCTCAAGCCGTCCTCTAGCCCTGTCTTAATGTTTGCGCCTGTGTAGTCGTGGTCGTATGCTGATAGGTCAAGGTCGGTAAGTTGGTCATCACCAAACAAGTCCAATAGGTTCACCCCTGCTGAATAGAATACTATCTCGTAGCTGCTCGGTAGGTTGCCCTGCATATTCACCGCAGCAAGCTCAATACTACCCTCTCTGAATGTCTCCTTATTCAGTATGATGGTAGCAGACTGCCTTTGGGAAGCAGAGAAGCCACCACTCACATCAGCGTTGTAGTAGTGCTTAAATAGGTCGTTGTTGATCCTAGAGGCAGGTACGCTGAAGGACTGGGTATAGTCAGCATACACCTTGCTGATGTCCTGTATGTTCTGGACATTGAGCGTAATGTTTACATCCTCATCCTTGAAGGTGTCTACTCTATCTGTGCCTATGTAAATCTCTATCATAGTCTAGCGTTCTCTGGTGTGGCAAAGCTCACCTCTAGCGTGTAGTTGATAGTCTTGTCGTTGATGTGTTTCTGTATCTCCACAGACTGCGTATCTATAGTGACGGCACGGAAGTCCTGCCCTATGGTATAGGTGTCAGCTACTCGTACCGTAGTGCGGTCTATGGTCATTAGGACGTAGTCGCTCATTAGCATATCCTCTATGGTGTCGCTCATGCTCTCGTCTACGAATCCTGTGTTCAACGTAGTACGCTTAGTGAGGTTGTGGTTGTACGTTCTCGCTCCTCGTGAGTATGTTTCCCAATCATATCCCGATGAGTCAGCAGAGCCTACCACTTGGCGGTAGCTCTCTTTGGTTACCCCTACCGACTGGCGTGATGCCTTGAAGAAGGTTAGGGTATCCCACATACCATAGCGATTAATGAACTGCAACTGTACAGGCGTGTACTTGGGTTCGCATTGTACATAGAATCTCCTGCTGTCTACGACAGTATCGCTAGAGTCTAGTATCTGCACATCATAGTAGTCCAATGTACGAGGCTCAGTAATACCTGTGAGGCTCTCGTCATAGAGGTAGTTCTGTAGGTTAGGTATCCCGACAGGGAAGAGTAGTACCCTATCCTCTGCATCCTCTCCTGTGCCTATGGTGATAGTCACCTCGTCACTCGTGCCGTCTGATCCAAGTAGCTTAACCTTGACTGCGTTGGTCTGGTAGCTACTACCTACGTCCCCTAAGTAGATAGGCATATTGTAGGTGTCTAGTTCGTATAGGTACTTCTCACTTGCCTCCATTAGGATAGCCCTGCCGATGTCCTTATTGGCTAGGTCTGTGAAGTCGCTATAGCCATCTGTTGCTAGGAAGCGTGTGGTCGTGCCTGTGTCGTTTACTACAAACGTACCATCCAAGTACTCAATGTCATAGTCTACCTCTACCCAGAGGAGGCTGTCGCTGCTCAAGGTAGTGAAGGTGTCCGTGTCTAGGTTGGTAGTCTTCTGGTCGAATAGGTTCTCTAGGAAGGGGGCTATGTCAGCGGTAGGGTATGAGTTCACGAAGCCTGTAGTCCTGTCTATGGTGTACACAGGATCAGAAGGGCGCACATCCTTATCACCTGTCCAAGCGTAGATTTCTAGCTTGAAGTAGTAGATGTCACTTGCATCTGTGCCTGTACCGTCCCAAGTGATGAATATAGGACTGCGTACTCCTAGTAGTCCTGTGGGGCTATTTACTGCCATTTTTATATCTTACATTTAATTCGTTCAATGTGAAGTCTAGGAAGTCTTCTAGGTCTAAAGCATAGGCTTGGGTAAGCTCTGGCGGTAGCCTATTGAATCCTAACTTGAAGGGTCTGCTGTAGAAGTTGGTAGCAGGTATGCCTCGCTTCCCGATGCTTCGGGCGATGAGGAAAGCTGTGGTTCTGTAGGTCTCAAACCTACCTTTGTTATCACGGAACTGAATCTTCCGTTGGCTAACCCACTTCTCTATCGCAGATACAGGAGGCATCTTACCAGCCTTACGTCCTTTGTCTACCCACTCCCCATACTCCTGCATAAGGAAGTCGAAGTTGATGCTGTTCGGCATCGCCTTCACCTCATAGTCTAGAGACTTATACAAGCCCTTTGTGTTGTTCTTCTTCTTGCGTGTGAGGTTCTTCCTAGCCTCTCTGACTAGGTACTTACCAAACTTGTCTAGAGCTGCCTCTGTGTTCTTTGTGTTAATGCCCCCATCCATTAGCAGATGTTGTTAGGGTTGATTGCCTCAATAGATAGCGTAGCCATCCAGCCACATACGTTAGCCTCATAGTCCTCATCAAAGGGCTGGGCTAGTGGGTCGTTCACCAATCGGAAGTAGGCATCGTACTCCGTACCTCTACGGAATGTAGCGAGGATTTCAGATAGGGTAGCTAGTGTTCTATGGTAGATATCTTGCTTCATCATACCACCCTCATACAAGTCCTTCTCGTCCTTGCTGTAGTCTACCACGTCCATAATGAGTAGGTCGAACTCGTAGGTAATCGTGCGCTCGTTGAGCGTAGCGTTCCCTGTGATGATATGCGCCAGAGGGTACATATCCATCTTACGGAAGTCTAGATCAAAGATGTTGCCCCAGCTCACTTGATTGATGTGGTCGTTAGATTCGGCTGCTGATTTAAGTGCCTCAGTTATTTGGTAGTATCCTTTCTTCATACAATTAAAAAACCCCATCCGTAAAAGATGGGATAAAAAAAGAGGGAGCTACTGCCCCCTCTCAATCAAACCTATCTAGTAAACCACACTAGATACCCAAATGTATATCCTCTTCTGAACCACACTCACACGCTGCGTGAGTTTTTGAACAATCGTGGCAGCAGTCGCATCGCCAATCATCATCATTGTATTCACCACATATGTCGCACATACGACCCTCGTAGTCTTGGTACACCGCTAGTTCCCAATCTAAGTAGTCCATCACACCAAGCTAAATAGGTTAGACAATGAGAACGGCTCGTAAGGGAAGAAGATGGTGTGTATGTCCATCGCTTCCTTGATAGTCAACCCCATTACCGAGCTATTATGCTCTAGGGCGTATTTGATTAGCTTCCCTGTTGTAGGGTACTTGTCTGCCTCCTCTTGGAGCTTGTCTCTATGAGGCTGTGTGAGTTGTTGGTACAAGTTCATCTCTCTTGTGTATTGATTAATATGTAACAATAATACACAAAGGATTCTTAATAACCTACTTTTTCTTGGAGTTGCTTAGTGACTTTTCAACATCTGCCTTATCCATCACAAACTCCAGATAGGTGAGGCAGGTGCGCATAGGCATATCCGTTACCTTGTCAAACTTCGTGATATCGCCTCCAGCAATTTTATGGACTGCGCTATACCATCCCCACTTCCTTGCGAACTGGGTAGGTCTGTCAAATGCTGGTTCGTCTCCTGTTCCTTCTGTGAATATCGAAGGAAAGTTATTAGCAAGGCGATTTCTAAACGATAAAAAAAAAGCATACACCCTAGTAGTACATCCGTGCCTAACACACCAAAGCCCTCCCCTGTGTGCTTGTCTGGGTCGTAGTTCTCTATGAGGTACTTGCCAAACTTCGTATCTGTGATAGGACGGTAGAGGATGCCTAGCACCTTCTCAGCATTCTTGTACGGCTCTTTCAGTAGCTCGTCAAGGTCAACGTATTCCCCCATACTGATGTCCTCTAGCTTGGGATGGAATCCATACTTGACTCCCTTGTGCTTGAAGGTCTGCACTAGCTTAGGCTGTTCGTTCAAGACCTTACCTAGTTGACTGCGTAGGTTGTTCTTGTCGGCTACCTTCATACGCTCCTGCTGATCTGGTGTGAGACCGCAGAAGTGGTAGAGTGCTTGTTCGTCACCATTATCCTCATTCGCCATAGCGATGAACTTCTTGTACTTAGAGATAGGGATGTCTGCTAGTCTCTCTGGTATCTCTATCTTAACGGATTGCGTATCGCCCATAGTTAGGTTTACTTAGTTTGTTATATACACCGTATCTCGCTGCATCAATAAGGTGATTCCATTTATCCTCTGGCTTGTTAAGGAGGTTGCCATTCTTGTCCTCTATCCATCTATAGTTCTCCATCTCCTTCATCAAGTTAGCCCCCACGATGTGGAGCTTGTAACGCTTGAGCATATCTATACCAGCGTTCACACTATCTGCGCCCTTAGTAGTAGGCTTGATGTTCCAGCCCATCCTGTGTAGCTCTTCGATACTCTTAGGCTCTGCCGAGTCTGCAAATATCTCCTCGTACCTACCTACCCCTATGTCATTGAAGCGGACTGCTAGGTCGTGGTTAGTAAGGTTGGTAGAGTATAGCATCTCCTCAAAGTAGAGGTTATTTCCATCTTGGTAACAGCGCACCAATGCGCTAGGGTCGTTGGTGAATCCAAAGTCCAGACCATAGGACAGGAACTTAGCTGAGGTAGGTACTTGCTGTAGGGTTGTGAATTGGAATACCTGCGCTCGGTTAGTGCCTCGCTCTCCTAGTCCATAGACACGCCAGTAGTGTTCGTCCGTCTCCTTGAGTCTCTCTATCTCCTCCTTGATTGTCTCGTCAAGGAAGGGATTGTCTAGGTAGGTAGTCTGATAGAAGTCTACATCCTCACGAGGGATAACTCTATCATATATCCAATGGTATGTGTCGGAGGGGTTGTAGTCGAGTATGATCCTACCGTTAGTACGGAATACTATCTGCTGCCAATCTTCAAAGCTCAACTCGTTAGCCTCGTTCAAGAATGCGAGGTCACGCTTACGCCCTCTAATCTTCTGAGGTTGGTCGAGGGATACGAACTCTACTAGGTTGCCGTTGAGGACGTACTCGCTGTTGGACTTGTTGTGCTTGTCCTCTTGGTACAGGTCGTGCTGCTTGAGGATGCCAAAGAAGTCACGCATCACAGAGCTGCGGACAGCTGGGAAGGTCTTACGAGCTATGGTCACCGTCTTGCCTGTGTTCTTGGTGCAGTAGTAGAAGATGAGCCAGAGGAGGATGTTGTAGGTCTTACCGCTACGAGTACCACCCTGCTCGACTACTATCTTCTTGTCTGACCTCTTGAGATGTGTGTAGACTTTATTGACCGCTATCTTCCCCATCCAGTTCCTCTATGGTAAAGGTCTTGATACCCTCGTGTGCTATCTCTTGTCGTTCAATATAGCCACGCTTCTTACCCTTAGTCTTTAGATAGAAGATGGTAGAGGTAGGATTGTTGCTTTTGATTTGCTCGTGCAACTTACCCTCTGCGAAGTCGAGTGCTACATTCTCCAACTCATCTACTGCTCTCTTGTACTCTGGGTCATCCTTGAGCCAGTTGTAGTGTGTCTGCCTAGATATACCCACGTCACTACAGGCAGCAGTCACTATGCCTAGTTTTGCCTCTAATGCCTTGAGCATTGCCTTCTTGTGTTCTTGTGTGCTATCCATTTTTTATGTGTCAAATTTAGTCAACCTCCTAACTATAAAACCCTATTTTTTCATATTGCGTTTGCGCTCCTCTCTTATGATGTCGTTTATCACCTTCTGGTTCAGCCTACGCTGTGACCTGTTAGGCTGTTGAGGTGCAGGAGGTAGGTCTACAAACTTGGCTAGGAAGGCAGACTCATCTGCTGACAGCTGACCTCGTAGGTGTACTTGTGTTAGGATGCTTATAAACATCTCTAGGTTTTTCCTATTGACTAGTATCTGTTCGCTCTTACTCATTGTTTTTATTTTATGAATGTTACCCAATGGGTCTGCATCTTCTTTCCAGACTTATGACCAAATAAGGGTTTGTGTTCGGTGAGTTTTAGTATGTCCTTTATAGGGAACTGCACCTCATTCCATTTGAATATGAGTGTACCGTTTGGCTTTAGAACTCGGAAGCATTCCTTGAATCCTTTGGAAATCATATCCTGCCAGTCACCTTCTAGATTTCCGTACCTCTTAGTGATTTCACCCAATGCATTGCGCTTGATATGTGGAGGGTCAAATACCACAATATAAAAAGACTCGTCTGGCTGTTTGATGTCTGTGAAGTCTCCTATGATATCGGGAGCAATGGTCATAGACTTTGTACCGCTTGGGTAGTGGTTAGTATGTGTTTCATTTCTCTTGTCAAGATATAAAGCTCTCTGGTCGTGCTTGTCAAACCACATACCCCTAGCACCACAGCAAACATCTAATACTTTCTTGTCCATTACATTCTTATTAGCCTCAGTCTTCTCTGGTACTTGCGTATGAGTAGGGCTGAGTTGGTTAGCTGGTTCTGTATCTCGTCACTCCATCCGAACCTACTTGCCTGTATGCTTAGGTTGATGTTATCTAGCATTAGCATATCTAGGTATGCCTCTGTTGTTTTTATGTGTCGCTTCTTACGAAGGTAGGCACTAATCGTTCTCAATACCATAAGTCTCTCTGTCTCTATTGCACAAGTCTATTATACTTGGCGTGTTATCTTCTTTCATCTCTTTGTCTTACTATTTCCATATGATTACGCAGCTTGTCTACGATGTCCTGCATATCCCTCCTATCATAGAGCAGGGCATACAGTCTCATCAGCTGGTCAGTATCTAAGTCTATATAGTGTCTCATTCGTTTTCCTTTCCTGTGAGGTATATGAACATCGCACTCAAGGCGATAGTCAATATAATCACAAACCATTTGAACTCTATCATAATCTTCTCTTGTGTATCTGCTTTAGCCAGTCTATCTTCTCTGGTACGTCTCCGTGTTCTAGGTGACACGATCTACATACTGCCATTAGGTTCTCTATTCTGTCTTTGTTTTTAGCACCTCCTGCTCCTCTGTTCTCTATGTGGTGTATGTCTACGGCTCTTGATCCACATACCTCGCAGGGTATGAAGTCATCTAGGACGTAGTCAAAGTATTGCATATAGATCTTGGTGTGCTTCTTCACTTGAACAAAGGCTTTATCTTTTCGGCTATCGCCTGTACCACATCAGTAGTAACAGCGTTACCGCATTGTTTGTAGCGTTGGGTGTTGCTCATCTTCTTAACTTCCCCATCGTAGTTGCCATACTTGGTATGGTTATCTGGGAAGCCTTGTAGTCTTTCACATTCAATAGGTGTTAGTCTACGGATGCGATAGTCTTGTACAGCTGCTTGATTGCAAGAGGTCTCTAGTGTTTGAGCCTTACCTTTACCTACCCTACCTCTACGAGTATCGCTGTTAGGGTTAGATAAGTTTATACTATCTCCTTCTTCTGCTGTCTCATATCCTGATTTAGTTGCTGACTTTACTTTAATGTAGTCTGCATCGCTTGGTAACTTATAATAACCTGCCACAAGAGTAGAGGCTTTATCTGTATCACGCTCATTACCTCTCTTATCTGTAACTCTTACTTCTACAAAGGTGTCTTCGCTTCCGTATCCTTCGTGGGCAGGCAATGATCTTGCGATAGAATTCGCAACTTTGCTACTTGCCTTCCGTTGTGATTTGTTCCGCTCCTTTGTATTAAATACTTTTGCACCTTTTCCGATAGGAAAAACTCCTCTCCAATTTCGTTTGGTGGTTGTAGAATATCCGACAAGGTATATGCGCTCTCTATTTTGGGGTAGAAACCACGATGTATTAAGCAGTTGCCATTCAAGTCTATAGCCCCCAATGTTGGCAAACGCTTGGAGGATTGCCGCAAAATCTTCGCCAGAGTTGGAGCTGAAAGTTCCTTTAACATTCTCCCAGATAAATACTCTTGGTCTGCATTCCCCAATGAGACGAATGGCTTCAAGGATAAGGCTGCTTCGCTCTCCTTCCATTCCTTTACGCTTTCCAGCAAGGCTGAAGTCTTGGCAAGGACTTCCAAAGGTGATAAGGTCGATGCTTGGGAGGTCTGTCCCTCGAACATCTGTAACTGACCCGACATATTCTGCTTCTTTAAATTTGTGTTTATATACTGCTACTGCGTGTTTGTCTACCTCTGAGAAGTAGCTCTTGACTTTATACCCAGCCTTCTCAAAGCCTAAGTGGAAGCCACCGATACCTGAGAATAGGTCTAATTGATTTATCTTTCTCATAGTGTGTCTCTAATGATGTAGCTGTCTAGGTCGTTACCAGTCACAAAGAAGTCCTTATAGATGGCGATGGCTCTGTTGAACTTCGCCTCGCCTCTCTTGTAGAACTCCTCGCTCACATCGTAGATACCAATGTCGCAGGATGCTTTGTCTAGGACTATGAAGTACCAATCCTTGTACGACCTCTGGAAGAGGTTGCAGTAGAGGTAGCATTGCATATCATATCCGTACTTGTCTGCGCTGTATCGGAATGCCTTGAGGTCTGTCGTGGTCTTGATGTCAGCTAGGAAGCTGTCATTCCAGATATCCGCCTTCGCTCGGAAGGGGAAGCCCCCCAGCATATCGACCATAGGCTTCTCCGTTTGGCTCTGCTTCAAGAAGTACTTAGCGTGTTCGTTTCTCTGGAATGCATCTACTATACGCTCTCCCTGTTGTAAGTCCTTTGTAGTGATACAAGTCTTGCTCGTTGAGGCTTGGGCTTCCTTGTACTTTTTGGTGTTCTTAGAAGCCACGTCTACGACTTCAAATATATCATCGAATCTATGAGGCTCTAGTATCATAGTATGAATGATACGCCCCTGCAATAAGGCAGGGCTAGACTCATTAGAGCCATAGGTCTGTACGTTGTAAAATGTCTTGGGACTATCCAGTAGCATCTTGAGGCTACTAGAAGACAAGGCTATCTTATTCAATGCTCCGTAGTAGAAGTCATCGTCTCTCGCTTTGTCTATGAGCCATTGCTGATCGTAGTCAGCTCCGTCTAGCATTATCATATTTAGGACATTATGTATTCAACAAGTGCATAGGCTACCATCATAGTGCTTATACCAAGTCCTACGAGTACTGTAGTTACTGCCCAGTAGAAGGCGTTCTGTCGTTTAGTGTACTTTTTCATCTCTCTATTTTTTTAGATTATAGATGCAATGTAAACAAAAAATGTTAACAACTACTCCTCCTCGTCAATTTTTTTTAACGCATCGACTATCTGTACTAGCACCTCCTCGCAATCTTCGAGGCGTTTACCCAGTACTCTGATCTGATTAAGTGCAGCTCCAAGCACTACACCAAACAATATGAGTATCATTTCTTGTCCCATTGTGCTATACATACAGCTACCCTCTGCTTGGGGTTAGGGTACTCCTCAATAATTGTGTGGTCTTGTACACAACGTCTGAGGAACTCGTTCTTATCCTCTGTTGATTTCGGTGTTGGAATCGGCATAATCTTCTTTTTTGTACCATTTACAATTTTCTTTAGGGACTCTATAGAAAGCGTCAAGACCTTGTCGGTCTCTCTTGTTGATGTTTCTAAGCTCCCTATATTCTTCCTTATATATGTCTTTGCTATGAGCAATACATACCGCTTCTGTTTCTTTGCATACTATGCAATAATAGAATCCTATGTCCTCCCATTTCTTTTTACGACCTAAGAAAGAAACGGTAGCGAATGGGAAGTCTTGTACTCCTGTAAAAGCATAGCCTGTTTTAACTTCTGCCTCAAAGAAAAAGTGGTGTCCGTTATTATCTATGACTGTTAAATCAACACCATAGTCTTCTGTGTCATCTATCTCATTTACCCAGTCCATAGTCCTCAATAATTTCTTCACGATGTTCTTAGCAAATTCATCGTTCTCATTGTAACTGCGTTGGCTAAACTTTCTTGCTTCGTATTTCATCACGCCTCGTCTAGTAGTAGTTGTAGTTGCTTGACCCATTGCATCCAGATTTTAGGACTGCAAGTACAAGGCACATCGAACTTATGATTAAATACCCTTGCGTGTATTGTAGCAATCTGTACACGGTCATCATAGGTGAGGGTCTTCTTCTTCAGTACCCCTGTAGAGAGGTAGGCTATCTCCTCCTCGTTCAAGCATTCTGGCTCACGTCTATAGGGGAACATCTTATTGAGCTTCTCCTTACGTTCATCACAGCCACAGTCCTCACCGACTACCGCCTTAACCACAGCCTTGATACCAGTAGCCGTAGTTATCTTCTCAATGGTATCACCTAGCCCCTTAGATTTTGTCGAAGTCTCCGTTCTGGAAGTCTTCGTAGTCTTCTTTGATTTTCTCGTAGATCCTCGCTTTGCCATTTTTTATCGTGTTCTTAATTGATGTAAGTCCTATATCAGACTCTCGGTGTATTTTATTCATAGACGTACCCTGCATATGTATACGCATTAGTTTTGCATCGTACCAATGGAAGTCCTCCATCTCCTGCTCCATCATATTGAGGAGCTTGTCCATAGCTATCTTGTACTCGGTGTGGTCTTCGTCTTCTAGGATGTCGTGAGTCAAGTCCTCGATGCTGACCTTGTTGATTCGCTTCTTGGTCCGCTGGTATTTGAGTGCCGTGTTGATGCACGACCTATATACATAAAAAAAGTTAAGGGAGTCCTCCTCGTAAAAGTTGGTTCTCCCTTCTGCTTCTAATTCTAATAAACGTACAAACACCATCTGAACTATGTCAGAGGCTATCTCATACGATCCATCACAGTACTCCTTAATGAAGCCTGTGAGTCTCTTGAAGTTCTCCTTGTAGAATGTTTCTATGTTCCCCACGACACTTGCACCATAATCAAACCTATGCCGATTTGTACTAGGTGCAGTCCTTTGTATTCATCTGTCGCTTCGTAGTAGGCGTAGTTGATGCCTACCATAAGACCTGTCAATGGACTAAACTCTATCTGCATACTGGTTTAGGTTTTTATTTTCTTCTTGTAATATACGATTGTTTTCAAGTAATTCAATAGTCCTGTTTTTCAAGTTATTAACTTCCGCCTCCAGCTCGTGTATTCTCATCTTGTGTCTAGTGAGTGTTGCTGCTAGTTTGTTTCTAGCTTTGATGTCCTTCGTAGGGTTGCTGTTCCAGACATCTTGTGCCACCTCGTAGAAGTGCTGGTACATCTTAGACCAGTTATAGTTATCATCGTGGTTGCGGATGGCGTGTAGTACACTTGCGTGGTTTCTATCAAATATCCTGCCTATCTGCATCAGAGTCATATGGTTACGCATCACGACCATCATAGCAGACCTTGCAAAGACTTGATCTTCTTGGCGTGTGTTGTTAGGTATTACTCCAATGGTCTCGTAGTATTCACTTAGTATCGGGCTTAAATCTTCCATTTGATTTGCTTCTCTTTTTCTATTATACGTTGGAAGGGGATTCTATGTAGTCCCCCTGTTGAGGTGTTGCGTACTATGTAGTAGCTGCCTCCTACTTCTATGTCTGGCTCATCGCCATCCAGTCTAGTCTGTAGTGCGATGTGAGTCTCTAGGCATATGAACTCCATACCATTGATCTCGAATCGCTGACCGTTTAGCATCTTCCTTTTAAACTCCATCCATACATCCCTCTAGGGCTTTTTGTAGTTTGACGTTTTCCTTCTTTAAGTCGTACACCTCCTGCTTCAGTTTGCCGTTCTCAATCTGTGCATCTAGTATCAGCTTGTCTAGTGTGGTGAAGTAGTCGGTGATATGTCTATAGACTGCTGCCGTATCAGAGCAGATATGAAATACCTCCCATAGTTGCTCTTGGTTCATCGGCTCCTGATTCCCTAGCTCTTGGCTGAGATAGGTCAAGCACTTGTACAGCTCGGCTTCTTTCTCTAGGTAGTA